CTTCTATATTCATTAGACGGTATTAATCTATCGTCTAAGTCTTGGTTCATCTTAGCCGACGTAAAACTATTCTTAATTTCTGCCATCTATTTAATGTTTAATCCATTTGTATTGACCACGCAATGCTTTTGTAAACTCGTCTAACTTTATATTAGACAATCTTAATTTAGCATTTCTTAATTTAGCAAAGCGTTCTTGTTTTAATCTCTGAACAACATATTCCGGCTGGTTAGAACGAGTGGATATAATAGCGTGTAGTATATGAGCATATAATGCTTCTTCAGCCATTTTAGGTACTCTTGTGTCTAAATCATAAGCTAATCCATCTGATATGTATTCTAATAATATTAATGACCCAACTAGTTCGCTGCTGAATGATATTTTACCTTCTCTATCGTTTATAATAAATGTACCGTTAAAATTAGCGTTGGATGTATCCATTCCGTATCGCTGACCTAAGTAATTATAGTTATTTGCATACTGGTTATTAAAGTTTAACCCATCAATATCGTCTCTAATTTGACTAGCTCCGCGTTTTTCAGCCTTCCATCTTTCTTCTATTATAGATGTGCCTGTTATATTGGTATCAAATGTATCTTGTATTGGGAAGCCTTCGGTATCTTGTACGGGCATTGTATATGGCGATCCATTTAACATTCCAGGATATATAACATGCTTTACCCCATTTGCATCAATACGTGAGATCTTAACGTAGTTCACGTAGTCTTGTGGTATAACTACATTTAAACTTGGTGGTATTGTTAACTCTTGAGACTTTATACTTTTTAATGTATCATAACTAAACTCTTGCATGCCTCGCTTAGCATGGAATATTACATCTGTACGCTTAACATCGGATACTAATTTTCCTGCTCCAACATAAGCTATCATAAAGTTATTAATAATATCCTCTAAAGTAATATAAGCATAACTACCGTAATTTTCTTCAACAATAGTACCATAAGCATCTTTATCACCATATTTACCCCCCTCTAATCTTTTTAGTTGAACTAAATATATTTCGCCGCCAGCGGCATCCTGACCTGTAAAAATAGTGTTGCCATCAGTTACCCTGTCTATATCAAAATATTCATTAAAAGAGGCTCCGTTGTCTTGACTTAAATAGAATTTAAAATTATTTAACTCATATCTTTCATCATCAACATCTGAAGTATACCATACTAATGGGGTGTCGAAACCGTCAAAAACGTAGGCGCTTTGTGCGTTTACGGCTACTATACTTTTAGCTCCTTCGTAATACTGTCTATTAGTTTCTGTTATTATACCGCTATTTATAAGTGCCATATCCTATTATTGTTTTTCATTCATATTGTCCTGTTGTACTTTTTGTGATGCTATTTGGATAACCTGTGGATCTCTAATCACAATACCAGCATATTCTAATATTCTTATTATCAACTCTGTTTGTTCAGATTGATGCAATTCAAAGTTTGTTGACAATGCAGAATTATAAACGTAATTTCCCCTGCTGCTATCAACTGTAAACCCCCAAATAACCGGAGATGGAAACTTTAAATAATTTATATTTACATCAGTCTGTATCGTTTCAGGGAATACTTTTATATACCCATTTTCATATAAATATATAGGATACGTTGTGGAAGGCTTTGTTAATTTTGATCTATAAAGATTGTAAAATTCATTCCTTTGCACCCGTTGCATTTCGCTATTGTTGTATATAACGCTGCCTAGTTCCTGCATATCCGATGGAGGAGTGAATCCATTTATTGTATAATTAGCGGAAATATCACTATTCCTTTTGAATACAGCCATTTTTTCATCAAGCAAGTCGACTCTATCAGCGTAATCTAAATCAGTATGCGGAACCCTAATCAATTGATTTAGGTCCTCAAAATACTTTAAGTATATCTCAAGTTGTACCTGTGTACCAATTTTATTAAACTCATCAGGAGTCATATACCCCCTCTGTTCTTTATTAAGTATTAATAAAACTGTTTTATAAACTGTATCTACATTTACTGCCATTTGCTATCTTTATTATAATAAATAAGCGGATACTGCAGTTTTATTTACAATATCCGCCTATATATTAGTATTACGTATTATTTAAGTTTTTTCTCTATAGACTTAAAGACTTGCGTGCCTTCATCTGTCTTAAAGAAAGCGGCCATTGCTGAATAAGGATTCTCATCAAACGGCACTGTAATTAATTTTCTATCATTCTCTCCCCATGTAAATGTACGTTGGTCAGGTGATAGTTTTATAATATTAGATTCTGTAGCTCTAATAGCTAAGTTTCTTAATTGTACATTATCATCATTGGCTAATTCTAAGAACAAAGACGGATTGTTTTTAGCGAACAATAGCAAGTCTCTTTTAATCTCCTTAGAACTCATCTTACTGACTCTAGATCCAACCTCGACACGCACTATAGCTTCTGCCTCATCAATATCCATGCCAAATGCTGCTGTCATTGCTTCAACCTCTAATTCTAAATAATCTAAGTCGTCCTCAGCTTCTGCTGTTGGATCAAACTCGGTATATTTAATTCCTAATCCAGGGTGATAAATTGATAATAATTTTTGTAAATTTTGTTTTTCTTTTGGAACATTTAAAACGCCATTCTCAAATATAATGTGACCTAATGTTACTTGACCTTTTTGATCTCTAACTAAAGGCGAATTTTGATTAGTTGCATATCTTATTTCCACTTGCTCTTTTAACTCTTTATCAAACCATAATAATGGGTATCTAAGTGTATGCTTACTTTGTAATGTATAAGTAAGCGGAGCGTGACTGTCAGATATTACGTATGTTCTATCTTTTATTTCCCACACAGGTGCACTAGGTTTTTTTTCTTGGGTAACTTGTTTCGGGGTTGTAACTTCTACTTCTGTAGGTTGTGTTACTGTAACTGTTTCAATTTCTTTTTTTGCTGTTGGCATAATATAATATAATTTAATAAGTTTTTAAAAAGGTAATAATTACCCCCGTAAATTCAACGAGGGTAATATCACCAGGTTTTTATGCTGAAGCAGTAAACAATACAAAGTTGTTAGCTGCTTGAGTAACTAGACATCTTTCAGACAAGAAGTGTACTTGCATTGCGTCAAGATCAGAAGTGTAAGCACCTCCAACAGATCCAGTAATCCAAGTTTTCATTCTTCTGTCATCAGCTTGACTAGCTCTATAACGTACGTGTAAGAACGGACGACGGATGTTAGTACCTAATTGCTGATCGTATACTGTAGATGTTCCTGCAGGAATAAGGATACCATCAATAGCAGCGTTAGCAACACCTCCACGAGTAGAAGCATCATTTAAGTATTTCCAGTCAGTCTTATAGAAATCGTAAGATCCTCTGCGGAATCCAGAAAAACCTAAGTTCAAAGCCATTTGCTCAGAGTTTTCAAACAATCCGTAAGCAACACCACCAGCAGCGCCAGCAGATAAAGAAGCCAACATATCGTCAAAATCAAGAGAAGTGCTTCTGTTTAAGAAAAGCATGTTTTCTTCAATAGCTCCTTGAGTATCTAAGTTTTTCAAGATTGAATCAAAATCACTTAAACCTGCAGCAGCGGTAAAGTTGTTTACAACGTTCCCTCTTTCTTTAACAGCAGAGAAAAGACCTTGAGTACCTTTTAATCCGTTAGCAGTTTTTAAGGTAGAACCTCCAGAAACTAATTCACCTTCAATAACAGACATTTCTAAGTAATCTTCAAAACGCAAACGAGTTTCAGATTCAGCTTTCAAATACCATAAGAAACCGTTTTCACCAGCTTCTGTAGCAACTTCAACCCAACCAATCTGAGCAGTATCAGATCCTGAGATTTGATATTTTTCTTTAATGATAATAGGTGAGTTACTGAATTGAGAGAAAGATGGAGTTACAGAGTTGATAGTTGCATCAGTAGTTCCTTTTTTGAATTCAGAACCATATACAAAGATTTTAAGGTCTGTTGCAGACGCAAAGTTTACTGTGTTACCAGCGCCTGTAGTCAAATCTAATTGAGTATAAGGCTTAACGCTAATCTCAGCGGGGTTAGTATCACCACCAGCTCCAGTAGAAGCGTTGGCAGTAGAAGCTGTAACATATACTTTAAGTTCTTTCCCTGTAGAAGGACTCATAACTACTAAAGTTTGACCTACAGAGATTACGTTGTTTACAAAATCTTTACCGGTGCCACCTGTGGCAAAAGTTAAAGTTGCAGCACCAGTACAGCTAACATTGTTATAAGCAATGTGCAATCTGTTTTGTTCAGACCATACTACTTGATCGGAAGACATGGGCATTTCAGCGCCAACCATACGTAAGAATCCAGAAAGAGTTCTGTTTCCATAACGCTCTACTTCAGCTTCGTAGATTTCTGGTAAATATTGTTGCGCGAAATTATTACCACTTCCATCAGTAAAGTTTAAGTAATTTGTTTCTAACGCTTGTTGTTTTTGACTCGGTTTAATTGAACCGAAGGCTGGAGTTACATTAGCCATAATTTTTTAATTTTAATTGTTAAATTTTTTTGTTTGTATTCTTAATTTTGAAGAATCAATCCCGTTAATAGCTTTAACACGTAATCCATTAACAAATATCTCACCTGAACTTGTTTGTCTAGGTTCAGTTGAAATGTTATTAGATTTTGCAACAACTTCTTTTATTGCGTCAGCTTTACCTTGCTCATAAAAGTGTTTTGCGATTGTGTCTGCATTTTCAGCGGCGTACATGGCTTTGTGATACCCCTTTAAATCCACAACGTCTCCTTTGTCATTTAAGAACTTCTTAACTAGGTTAGTTATGTTTGATTGTCTATCTGCTACAGCATCTTTATTAGCAACGCCATACCTAAAATTCTTTTCTCCAATATTGAAATCAAAACCTTTGAAATCTTGGTTAAATAAATTTTTAGTAGCTTGTTTGAATTTAGAATGCTGCAACTCCACTGTTTGTTGCTCTTCTTTGTAGCGGTTGAAAAAGTCATTTGCTTTTTGTTGTTCTTGTGTAATACCAGGTCTCAACTTGATCTCCTCGTAGTATTTACTTTTAAGTCCTTCCAAAAAGGTTTTTGCTTTTGCAACCTCTTCTTTGAAAGCGAGTTTCTTTTTACGTATATCTCGCTCTTCATCCAACTCTTCGTCATACTCAAACTTGTCTTCCATAAGGAATTCAATTTCTTCGTTATCTAAATGTGGACGTGTTTTTTTATAATATTCCTTTAATAAGGTTTCATTATTTACATTTGAATAATCAGCGTTAAGTCTAACGTAATCATTAATATCTCCACCTGTTTCTTCCATAAAAGAAATAAGTTTCTCTATGTTCTCTGGCAAAGGTTTTCCTGAATACTCAGATGCTCTTATAGCGTCATTAGCCTCTTGTGTTAAATTAGCTGTTTCTTGTTCAATTTCTTCTTCTGTAATTTCATTTATTACAGTTATTTCTTCTTCTTGACTGGCAGCGACTTTAGGTTCTTGGTTTCCTTGGACCACTTCTTGCAATCCCACTTCGGATCCTTAGCTGACCAACAAGCTTTCATTTGCGATTTGCTCTTGAAGGGCATCTTTTGATTCTGTTTCGTTAGCGATAAATACTTTTGTTACTTCAGTTTCTTTTGCTACAATAGGTTCATTTTCTTTAATTGTAACCTTTGTAATCTGATCTACTTTATTTAATTTTCTTGGCGTTTGTCTTTTTAATTTGAATTCGCCTTCTACTTTGGTTGCTTCTGACATGATATAATATTATAAAATTAGTTGGTAAAATTTATTTTGGTTCAAACTGTGCTAAATCAAATCCACCCATATTGTCAAAGCCAGCTGATTCGAAATCTTTTGGCATTGTTTTGTTTTGTCTTTGATCTATAAGTTCTGATTGCTGCGTAGCGTTAGTTTTTAATCTGTTGTCTTTACGATCCTCAATAGTGTTTAGCTTTGATTGTTGTGCTTGAGCATTAATTTGAGCTAACTGCATTTGGTATTTAAACTCTTCTGCCATCAACAACTTTTTAAGGTTAGCTTCATATTCCATCTTTTGAATTTCAAATTGATTCTTTGCTTGCATCTTTTGAATTTCGGTTTGAGCTAATGCTTGTTGTTTTTGCATTTCTGCTAAAGCAGCGGCCTCTGCTGTTTGGGAATTTGCTTGAGCTTGGGCTTGTATATTCGCCTGTTGATTAGCTTGATCTCTTTCCTGTTTCTTTCTTCTTTTGTATTTTAAAGATTGATTTGCAAGTTTTAAATTATTAATTTCTCTTAAATCAATAGCGTCCTCAAGATCAATACCTCCTGTTTGTAAAGCGACTTGTATGTTTTGTTCTAATTGAGCTCTTTCCTCTTCGTCTGGCTCTAACTCTAAGAATATACCGAAATCATGAATATCGAGATTTTGTAATTCTTCTAATGTTCTAACATTTGAAACAGAAATACTTTGTATTAAAGCATTTGCTGTTAATGGGAATTTTAATGAGTCACCCACTCTTTTAGATATATTTTCGCATAACCTTAATGTTATGTATAAGCTGGCGTCTAATATATGTCTTGTAGCTACGTTAGAATTTGCAGCAGCTAATTTTTGTAAACCTACCAATGAATTAGAATCTGGCATTGAACCATCTCTTGCCTCATTAAGCCCGGTTACGTCACGAATCATCTGTAAGTAATACTGGTATGTATTTATTAATGATGAAATTTTAGCATTTCCAGACGATGTTTGTAATTCCTGAATTGGTACTTTTCCTGGGTTTCCTGACCCATCTTGTGTCATAGATCTACCAACAATACTACCAGTTTGGAAATACATATTTAATGCTTCAGCTGGATTGTAATTTGTCCCATTACCTAAATCAACCTCAGCTAATCCATCAACATCGACAAAAACACCATCAGGAACCATTCTAGCAAGCACCTGTTGCAGTTTTAAATGTGTTAATTGGATCATATCCGCAAATGAAGTAATTCTACTTACTATAGATTCAATTCTTCCTTTATAGATGCGTGGTGCGCAAATAGCATAATTCATATCTACCTTTGTAGTATCAGCTAATGGCCTTGTCATATTCTCAGATAATTGCCACTTAAGCATTTTCTTATGCCCCAGTATTTTTGCCCCAGAATAAAGCACCTCAATACTTCTTGATACTACATTAAAGTTATCATTTGCAGGTGGATTAAATCCATCTGACTTAACTAATGCTTTCTCTAATCCTTGTTCAGTTTGTTTTATTTTAAATACTTGATTTGAATATGTTTTGTATTCAAAATATAAAACTTGTATTGTGGTTGTATCGTAATTTTGATTTGTATAAGTACGGCTGTAATCGTTTGTTCCAGGGAACTTTTCAATCTCCAACAATTCTTCATTTGTTAAATTAGGAAATTCCTTTTTTAGTTCCTCTAGACTGATTGATTTAACTTCTCCAACATAGTACATGTCATCAAAGTTAGGATCTTCGGTATAAGAGTAAACTAAATTAGCCGGGTCAACATAATCAATTGTAATACCGTTTGATCCATTCCAGCTTGTTTTTGCGCAAGCAATACCCAATACTGTTAAATCATAATTTAATCGCTTAGTTATCTGATCGTATTTGTTTTTATTTAAAACATAATTAATAACTTCTTCTTCTGCAATTTCAACAGCTTGCTTATAGTTTAATTGAAGATGTATTTCTAATTCTTCGTTATCAGCTGGTAAACTTTCTGGATTAGGCGTACTATATAAGTTTGCGCCTAATTTTTCTTGAATATCATTTAACAAATCTTTTGCATTCATATCTCGCAAAATAGCAGCAGTATAACTTGTTTTCTGTGCTACAGATTGTGGATCTTGTGCAAATGTTTTTATTTTAAATAATTTATTAGACATACCATTAACAACTATATCCACAAATTTTGGTATAATTGGTATTGGTTTCCAGTCTAAATTCAAATAAGATAAATCACCATTTATAGATAACTCATCTTTATATTTTTGTATGCTTTGTTCACCTCTAGCGTATAATCTTAAGTTATGGAAAGTTTGCCAGTTGGTACTCCATCTGTCATTTCCAAGGCTAGTTCTATTACCTCTAAACCATTCACCTTCTATGGCTAAACCTACTGCATAGCCATATTCTAATGTTTGTTTTTCTTCATCTGGTACTACCTGACTAGGGAAAGAGCTATTCGTATTAGTATAAATCATCTATTATATTATTTGTGAACTATAACCTCGGTTATTGTATTTTTTGAAATTTAATTCTACTTTTTCTTTTTTGTATGGAGCTGACGGAGAATATAAATGTTTATTACACGCCATTATAGCAAATCCAGAACTTATTGTTGCGTCATGCTTTGTCCTATTATTTATATTGAATCTAGACCAGTCATTTAATGTTTTTTGAAAATACATATTACCATATCCGCTTTCTTTATATCCAACATGCTCTTCTATATAAGTTTCAATAGCTGAAGCATGCGCTTGTATAATATCTTGACCCGCTGATGGAATACCTCCAATTTCTTTTTCTGTTGGTGATAAATTGTTCCAAACCTTATCAGGTCTATTCATTGAGAACGGCCTATAGCCTCTTCTTTTTAAATAGTATAACAATCTAGCCTTGTTGTTCTCTGCTAATATTGGCATACCGTAAAAAACTAATGCCATTAAAACCTCTTCAAAAAATATCTCTGATGTTTGTGGTCTAGCTATATACTCTAAAAAGAAATGGCTTGGTGGAACATCTTCCATTGAGAACTTAGTTAATCCATGTAATGATCCATTTGATCCTCTTACATCAACTGTTCCTGATATATCGTAACTATCACAGCCAAACGCTCCTAAATGTTCATTGCCAGGGTATTTAAGCCCATCCTTTATTATTACACGGTTTTGGAGATGTTTAGGTGGAACCCAAGATATTAAGAACCTGCCATCTTTATTCGGGTAAAATACAACCTTAGAATCTTGTATCCCATTCTCCCATTGAAAGCTTCCTCTTGTTAATACCGATGAGTTTCGCAGATCATCATTGTAATCTATTTGCTCGTATATTTTTGTAAGATTAAACAAAGATTGTTTTGCTTCATCTCTAAATGCATGTTGCTCTGTTCTTGGAAACTGACGATAGTATTCGTTTAACCCGTCTTGATCTTGTTTTAAACCATCAACCTCATTTTGCCAATGCTCTATAACACCATATTCTATGTAGCTACCATCTATACCTTTAATTGGTTTTTCTGGTGTATCGAATACAGGTATTCCATAAGAATCAATGAATCCCTCGTACGACCATTCCATAGGTATGAACAAACTATATAGTCCTGAGCTAGTCTGTCCATTGCGGTTTCTGCGGGTAACATCTGAATCATTATATAATCTTTTAAAGTTTTCTCCTCCTTTGTCTAAAGCATTTGAAGTTGAACCCATCATACACTTACCAATAACTCTACTACCTAATCTTAACGTTGTTTTTGTAACACGCCAGTTATTTAATATGTTATCAGGTTTTTCCCACTTACCGCTCTCGTCGTGTACTAATAACTTTAATTTTTCACCATCATAACTATTGTCTCCAGTGTTCTTCCAGTCAATTGTGGTATCTAATCCTTCAAGCTCTTCTAATTTTTCATTAGAATCTAATTTTCTTCTTGTAAGTTTAGATGCTGGTATTCTATACGCTAATTCTGTTTTTGGTCTATCCATACCATCCTGGATAGGTTTGAAAAAGAAGGGATAGTTAACTGATATAGGTACAACCTTATCTGTAAACATTTTTTTAGCATCAGCTCCAGATTTTGATAATATACCAAATCTTGAGTCACTTGATATTGTTGCTTGGTTTACAAGTTCGGCAGAGGACATAAATGAAAATCCAGAACGTCTATTTTTTAAATAACACATTCCGTAACATCTTGGATCAGCTTTGCAAGCTTCCCAAAATATAAAAAATAATCTATTTGACTCTCTAAAATCTGCTGCTCCAACGTCTATCTTACTCCATTGCAAGTACATATAATGTGTACCTGTTATATATGTTGGCGAACCATTGCTGTAGTATGAAAATCCTTCGTCTCTTCTTTTGAATTCCAGATCTATGTAATCGTACCAATATTCTTTAAAACTATCAGGATGTTTATTCCAATCTCCAACGTTCTTTA